TCATAAACTAAAGCTTGACCATCATTTAGATTATGAGTTGTATTAAAAGTTATAGTTTCATTATCAATATCAACTCCACCCACAATAGCATTTACTCTTTGCCTTCCATCAAAAGTTAGTTCTCTAAATCTTTGTGTGACAATTGGTTGTAAAACGGCTCCAGATCCATTACCACCTTTAACAGTTATTGAATCAACACTATCAATATCATAATCTTGCTGATCTACTTGTACGTCTTCTATCTGCCCAATTATAACTGGTTGTACAAAAGCTGTGGTTCCTGATCCAGTAGGAGAATCGGATATTATTATAGATGGTGGATTAACTATATCATAATTCTTACCTTTTTTAAAAACTGATACTTCTGTTAATGGTCCAAAATATATTCTATCATTAGATTTGTAATTGGTTATCTCAACACCATTTATTAACATACCAGTTTTTCCTGGTAATGTTTTAATCCCATTACCATTTTCAATATTTGGTTTAATTGGAAACTGTTTGAATAATTTTTGAGATTCTATTACCTCAGTGCTGTGTCGTGATAATATAAATTTATGATCGCCAGCACCAAGTCCTGTTGGAAGATCACCAAATTCAACGTATGTATTAGTTCCCTCTTCTAAATCTTTCGCAATGAATGAAGCAGACACATAAAGATTAATTTTATTTTTAAGATTACCAACTGGTTCTCTAACTCTTACAAAATATCTTGCACCTGATTCTAATCCTGGAATTGGATCATTAGTTGGTTTATATACTACTTCGTCGCCTGTAATAAACGGTACATCTAATCTAAAAGAAATTTCAGAAAACTTAGCTGTAATATTATTGAAATTTTGTACATCTGATGCATTTGTTCTAGCAACTCCAACATTTATATCATAAGATGGTAATGAATTTGATGCTGCATATATATTTTGATCTGACTCAACATATACGTTTGTTATATCTGATGTTAAAGTATTATTTCCAAATTCTAAAGGAATATTACTACTAGATGTGGTTTTTAATTGTCTTCTTAAATCATATAACTGACCTATTGCTGGATCAAAACCAGTAGGTATAATAGTTCCTAAATTAACTTGTTTACCAGAAATAGTATTTACAATAGCTGTTGCCTGTACTGTTTGTTCCCCTCTTATTAATATTTCAACATTATCACCTTTCTTTAACTGTGATCTGTCAATATCTGATAGTAATACTGGAGTTGATTTATTAGATGGTTCATATTTTTCTATTTGAAAACGGGAGGCAGTATTATAAATCCATGAATTACTATTAATTTCTTTTTTAGTCTTATCCACTTCGGGATTTAATATTTGTTCTCCTAAATTTCTAATACCAACTTCTTCTCCCTCATTTATCAATACTATATCTGATACTGGTTTAAAATCAGATATTACTCCAGTAATTCGTAATTCGACTTTTTTAGTTAAATCTCCATTCTCATATCCAAAAATAGTTTCATCAGCTCTAATATCAGATGATGTTGAAATTGAAGATGTAATTCCAGAACAATTTAAGAATTGATTTATAGTTTTATCAGTATATGTAACAGTATTAATACCAGATATAAATGTTCCAACAGTATTAAAACCAACAGTTGAGTCAACAGTTACAACACTCGCACCGACACCAGTATTTCCAATTACTCTTGTTTTACCTGGTATTGTGAATGTTCCTTGTATTAGATCAACATCATTAAAACCAACAAATAAACTTACTTTATAGTATATTGGTAGAGGTAAATTTCCTTCTTTAGTTGTTAATGGTTCAACATCAGAAACAGCACCTCTAGTTGCTAAATCTGTAGATTTTGTAACAGTTTGACCTTTTAATCTAAGAGGATCACCACTTAGTATTTGACATACTAAAATTTCACGTCGAATAAACTCAGCTGCTGATGGTTTTAATAAAAGAGATTCTAAATCAATAATTTTTGGATTTACTCCATATAAAACATTAAATAGTATTCTAAAAGATTCCTCAGTACCTTTTGATTGATAAAGGGTGCTTGCCTCTTTAATAAAATTACCAGCATTAAGTGAAGGTACAAAAGTGGAATTTTCTAATTCAGGTGTTAATGTAAATTTTTGTTTTTTGTAAAATTCTTTTAGGAATAAAGAACTTAAATTAGTAACAGTTGTATTTGCTGCTCCAACACTCGCAGATGAAGTTGAAAATACCAATTGACCTGGATTATCAGTAGAATTGTATGTTGTTATTCCACAAAAACCACGTATACATCCAGTAAATGAAGTTGAACCAATACCAGAGTAAGTTATGATTTCATCATTAATTTTAAAAAGACCGTATTGTTTTGGAAATCCTTTTGTAGAGTCAACATATATTGTCGTATCAGCTGTTCCAATTCCAATTGAAAGAGTGGTTCCAGATCCAACTACTTCGGGTGTTAAATTATCTAATTTTAAATATTGATCTAAATTATCAATAATATCAATCGTACCACCTTGATGCTCCTGAGAGAGATAATATTGCTTAAAGAAATCGACAGACTTAGGACTTTCAGATAATAGAAATTCTGGTAATTGATTTTCAATTATTTGTTGTATATTAATTCTAGTATCTAATCCCCCAGTGGTTGTGATCATATTTTATCCTCTAAATTTTTCTCCATTGTTATAACTGGATGTTACCTTAAATCCTACACCAGAAATCTTCTCACCAGAAGTAATGGTATCTTTTACCATATTTATTGTGCTATCACCGATACTAAAATCAAGATATATGTCCTTTAAACCAATAACATCATTTGATTCTGGAAATGCTTGAATTTCAATTACATTATTTGGTTTTTCTGTCGAAATAATATTAACTGTTGTTAAATTTATATCTCCTTTTACATAATCAACTGTTCCTGCTGATTGGGCGATGACTGAATCTGTATCATTTCTTGAATCTGTCTTAACAATTGAAATAATTCCCGTCTTTAAGTCTGCATTTGGTGTATCTGTTAAGAAACAGTCACCTGTTTCTCCCGCAATTTTGAATTTTGTACTTTTAATATTAAATCCGCCTGGTTTAACATTAAACTGATTACCAAAACATAATTCATATTGTGCAAACTGATTTGTAAGAACTTGTAAATTTCTTCGAATTGTAACTCTTGTAATATTTGATGTAATTGCTTTATCAACGTTATCAATCACGTTTAGGACTTTACTATACTTAAATCTACCACCAAACTTGTTAACCTCTCTTGATTGTGAGTAAGTTGACAGTGCACTTGTGACACGAGTCTTTAAATCATCGACATTTGTAACTTGAGCTGAGTTATAGTATACAAATGAATCAAGTTCAACGTATAATATCTGTAAATCGACTATTTTTTGATTAATTCCAGTCAAAGAGTAGTTTTTAAGGTTATTAAGTATTTGAACCTTATCAAAATCTGATATAAATTCACCATTTTTGGGTTTTATTGATATAAAGACAGTTCCAAACTGCGGTGGATCTAAATCTTCACCACCTATTACGGATATTGACTCAGTATTTGGGTAAATTAGAGGAACTATCGCTTCATAGTCTCTTGAAGTCACTGCTCGATACTGAGATGAGTATAAACGAGGAGCAAAATACTTAATTGAGTCAATTGTCTCAATATCTCCACCATTTGAGGCAGAAGTTATTGTTACTATGTTTGGTGTATTAACAGGAGTTATACTTACCTCAGTTGAATTTACAACATTTCCAGCAAATGAGAAAAATGCAGGTCCGTTACCTGATGTACCGTTTGTTGTGATATAACTTACGGTAATATTTGCGTCATTTTCAAGTTTTCGACCAATTAATCCATCACCGAACAAAATTTCATATTTTTCGTCCTGAACTTCCTGAAGTAAGAAGATTTCTGAGTCTTTATCAACTCTTAATATATTATCTACCTTTTTATACTCTCTATCCCCAACAAATACGACTATTGTTGAAGTATCAATGAAGGAATTATTTAAAATAAATTTCTGATCTAATGAACCATCATATCTGAATCGTTTTGTTAAGAATGAACCCTCATAAATCTTGATTGGAGCATCAGCTGTACCAAATGTTGCCTTACTACCAGTACCACTAGATATGGTGGTTGTTGTAATATCTTCGGGTATTGAGAACACATATGAGGTGTCATCATAATTACCAACACACACCAAACCCGCCTTCAAAGTCATTGTAGGTGTTGGTGTGGCACTTGTAACTTCGAAGGTTATACCCGCTGTTGCTGCCGTTCTGGAGCGTGGTACATAACCAATGTTTCTTGCGAGTGAAACAACGTTTTCACGCAGTGTTGCCGAGTCTAAAAATGACTCATTAACAACCATATTTGCGTTAAATGAAGAAATATACGTATTATATGCGAGAGTATCGATTAAGACAGAAAAATTAGACCCCTCAAAGTCAAAATCTGTAAATGTGCTGTTTGCACGAAGATAATTTTTGATTTGGGTCTTTATTTGATCGAAATCAAGGTTGGAAAATTGCGTAAAAGGCATGTTATCTAGTTGCCTCTAGTAAAAATGTGAACTCTTGGGTGGGAAACTGTTGACCAATAATATCAAATATGACATTTACCTCAAATTCGTTAGAATCTGGTCTTGGAAAGACGTTTATTTGTAAATTATCAACTCTAGGCTCAAAATTTTCAATCGCAATTTGAATTTGTTTCTGAATTACTGATGCTGTACCATAATCAACGAAGTTAAAAAGACTCGAACGGACATCTGAACCTAAAGTTGGGTTAAAAAACCTCTCTCTAGGTATTGTATTCACGATATTTCTTACAGATCTCTTAATCGCATTCTCATTCTTTAGTACTGTAATGTCTTTTGTTACTGGATGGGCATTAAAAGACAAATTAATGTCCTTAAATGCTCTTGATATCCCTTCAATTGCCATTGGTCATGAGTTTTCTTCTTTATTTATACCTAATTCTAGAGAATACTATTCGTTTAGATTAATATCTTTCTCTTCAAAGTTGTCATCGTCGTGCATGACCTCACGAATGACCTTTTTATCACTTCCGACTGGATAATCGGTAATTAATCTGGTGGTATTACAGGTTTCTTTCATGATTTTTGTAACCCTATCTACACGAACTACCATGGTTTTAGATGAATTTTGGTTTTGTTAATGTTATTTAGTAAAAAAGTACTAAAAAATATCATTTTCCTTGTCCTCGGTACTTCTTACGAGCCGAGTTACGAGAGGTTGCCGAGAATTTGCTGTGTTTTCCAGTTCCTTGACGAGTTTTTTTCGGTTTTGCCTCAATTCCTCCACCGATTGCCCATGAACCTGTTGATGATTTTGCCATATTTTGGTATTTTAAGTAAATTTATGTATCTTTTGTCACTTCTGTAGTGACATCAGACGGATCTGGAGATCCTGTCTTGTAATATTCGATAGCGAGGTCTTCCATTCGCTCCATGTATTCAAATTGTGTCAGGTCACTATAGGTTTCTTTACCTTTGATTAAGATTGTATAGCGATCAGACATTAAATAACCCTCATTTTCTCATGTCCGACTCGAATTCGAGGATCGCACCATATTTGAAAACCAGCACTAATCGCATCAAGACAGAAAGAAACGTCTTCACCACACATGTCCTGTACTGCTC